GTATGCTCCGGCGGCGTCGCCTGTTGCGGTAATACCTTGAATCACGGCAATTGCATCTGGGCGAGTTGGATCTAGTTGAATACTAATTAATGGAACAAGAGTAGTTCCAACTGATTTCTTTGTAAGTCCTCTTGATGCATAACCACCAGAACCTCTAAATTCGTATCCACCTTCTGATATAACAGTTGAACAAATCTGTTGTAATACTGCAGGAGGCCCAACAGTTGTGTTTTCAATTTCATAACGTAATGGGAGAATTGCAGTCGTCATATAAACACTATCAATGCGATTTGCATGATTAAATGTATGACAATGTATGAACTTACCATCAATTACAAAACCACAACGAACTGAACCAACACCGAGCCATTCGATATCCATCCAAAATATTTGAGCTTTTGTGATATCCAATGCATTTAAAGAAGGTCCCGATCCATCTAATGGATCAATTGACCAAGATGATTGATTTACTCTAACATCAGAAGGTGTGCCAGATATATTAGTTCTTTTAACAAAATGTAACCCATCATCATCTAATTCTATAAAGATACCATTTTCATCATTATAATAACCAACGCGTTGTTGTAATCCGGGTGAATGAGTATCCATCACAAATGTATTAAATATCTGTAATGACTTTCCAGGTTGATACGCAAAAACTCTATTAGTTTCTCTTACGACCTTTGATCCTAATGAGCCATCTACTTCTAAGCTTACTGTAGAAGTATTGGTATTAAATGATACAGCACCACCAGATACAAACAACTCAGAAAATTTATCATTTGCGTCATATCGGTTAAATGAATCAAATAACGTTAATGGAGATGATTGACGGGCTCTCCCAAAAGCATCCACTGCAGTACCGGTTGGATTTCCACCTTCTACCGAATTACCTTGTTGATCTGCCAACATGACAACTTCAAACAAAGTTTTATTATTTCGTAAATACTCGTGAGTACTTTTATTAAATTGAGCCATTTATCTAGTCTCTTAAATCCGAATCAGTTGTATGATACGTTTTACCTTTTGTTATATAACTATTGACTCGAGCTAATCCCCACTGCGTAGGAGTTGTTCCTGGCCGATGACCAGTTCTCCATGCAGCAACCCCTCTATCAAATACTTTCTTCAAAATGCCATAAGATATACCACTTTTTTCAGACTTATTTTTTAAAGCCTTTTTAACATCTTCAACTTGGAGCTCTTTTGCTTCACCATACATTTGATGATATTTTTTAGTATATTTAGATAGCTTTGTTTTAGCTCTTGCGTCTCCAGGAGCTGGTTTATAAGCATTTGGATCATCATCATCCATCTTTGCTTGCTTATTAAATTGTGCCTGTCTTTTAGCTTTAGTAGACTTGCTTAGATCACCACCATACGCTTTCTTTAATTCAGCAAATGTTTGACCTGGAGTCATATCGGCATAAGCTTTAGTTGCTTCGTCTGTGCCCCACTCTAGAGCTTCATTTTGACTTTTTTGTAATAGATCTCTTAATGCTCTTATATCAACATCAGCAATCTGAGCGGCTTTCCAAACACGATCATTAAAGCTCATTTTTGGATTTTCTTTTGTAAGTCTAGAAAATTGTTGTAACGCAATCTTCCAACGTTTTTTACCAGGACCAAAACGATCAATCATATTATCAATTGCTGGAAACATGTCGTGAAATACAGAATTAGAACCAAATCCTCTTTCGATTAATTCAACAGAATCTAACCATTGACGAGTTGGTTTAATATCTTCTCCAAGATCTACAATTACATAGTTACTACCCAATCTTTTGATAGTTCCTACTTTATTAGATACTTTGATTCGTACCAAATCACCTTCTTCAAAAAGATTACCATTGACAAAAGCTTCTCTTTCTTTTGATACCGCTGGTAATTGAATATGCTTACGATAGTTTTTAGATTCTTTTAAACCCATTCCGGTTCGTACAGCATTAAATAGTTTTTCGCCTTCTTTATAATTCTTAGGTAGACCTTTAGAAAAAAGTTCCAAATCATTTGCTGATGCCGCTGCTCTCATTTTAGATGCAGACATACCTTCGACACCTTCAGCATCAGGATCTCTTTCACCAGCAGATACAACACGAATCGATTCGAAATTATAAAAGCCGTGACGTCCTTGAACATTATTATACTTAGACAACAATGCCTCGAATTCCATTACTCGATCTGAACCAGCAACTAATGTAACTTTTGTATAACCATCATCATAAAACTTAGTTAATAAATCAAATATAGTTTTGATACCTTTATCAAGCATAATATTTCTAGCATGACGAGGAAACATCTTACGAGCAAACTTTACTTTTTCTTCGTACGATAATGGATTCTTTTTAGGATCTTGAGATTGAGTCAAATATATTACATATTTGCCAGACGCTGCTTTCTTTGTCGCATCTAAGAGTTTTTCATGACCAACTGTCGGAGGATTCATTCTACCCCATGCAAAGGTAATTTCTCCAGTGGCTTCAACTAAATAATCTTTAAAATTCTTCATTTTTGTAACTTTTCTCTGTCTTTGGCTTTTATTTGAGGTAATATCTTTTTAGCTATTTTATTGATAACAGCTTTCTTTTTATCAACTCTTTTTTCTATATCTTGACGAGCAGAGAAAGACAAATCAGCTTTGTCTTTATCTTTAAGAATATTTTTGACTATAATATCGCGGGCTTTTTTCTGAGCTTTAGCTTTAAGCTTTTCTGGAGATGCAAGTTTCTTAGCTGCAATTTTTTTTCCACGTTCAATTTTAGCTTTATTTTTTCTAAAAGCTTGTTTCATTTTTTGACGTGTCTGAAGAGACGCGGCTTCTTCTAAAAACTCTTTAAAGGACTTCATTGTCTTTACCCATTTAATATTATTATATTAATTACGGCCGGGTGATTCCCAGCCTTTTATAATATCTTTGCTAAAGTTGTTTGCAGAAAATTCTAATCTGTCAACAAGTTTAACTGCTCCACCATTTAAACGATCTATAGCAACAAAACCCTCAGGGTTGGTTACTTTAAATCCAGATTGTGTCTTTACAAAAGTATTAATATTACTTAATGTATTTAGTTTATTTATAATAATTTGCTTTGCATCTGCAATTGAATTTTGTAGATCAAAGATTAATTCGATATTTTTTTGATTCTTTTTATCAAAAAACTTCATAATTTCATCTAACTCTGCTTGTTTCTTTTGCTTACCAGCTTCTGATTTACGCTTTTCAATTTCAGTTTCATAACGCGATTGGATCCACATTATTAAACCAACAACATGTTTACGAGTATCAGTAATTTTTTGATTAGCTCGAATCTTAGAATTATTATATATGTTTATTAATGAATTAATTTCTTTATTAGTCTCGATTGTTTTTAGACTTGAGCTAGCAATCTTATTAAAGATCTTACCAGCTTCAGAAAGCTTTTGAGTTACTTCAGCAGTTTCTTTTGCTGTCATTGTAGCAGTGCCAGATAGGTCAGGCAATACCGCATCAACCATCCACACATTAGAAGATGGTTTGAGTTTAGTTACAATTTCTTTGCCGAACTCAGCTTGCATGGTTTCGAATGTAGCACCAGAATATGTTGTGTGCCATACGATACCAATCTTTGCTTTCTTAATTTGCTTTGCTATGTCTGAATCTGCGGGGACAGCATACGCAATAGTATTAGGATGGAATACAATATAGGATCTTCCATCAATGGTTTCTGTTTTTAGATCAGCAGTATCAAACATAAAGTCGCCTTGGATTACACCTTTTATTCCAAGATCTTTTAAATTATCAAATGCTAATTTTAATTTTTTATTGAGATCACCTGAGGTATCTGCATCGATATCTTCATGACTTTTATATACCTTAGGATTCTTTGCAAAAATACCTTTCTTTGCAACAAAGAATTCACCTGTTTCTGGATCTTCTCCAGCAAATACCGCCGGGGCTCCATCCCATTTTACAGTAACATCAATTGATTTATTACTATTACCTGAAAGCATATCACGAAGAGATCGAAGAGCGTTTATTGCATCTCGTGCTCCTTTTACTCCACCATCAAGAACCATGTCCTCGATATGAGTCATGTGAGTATTTTTGCCGGCTGCTTCTTTAAGATAACTTCTAAATGACTTCATCGTAATGTAACCTTAGGCTTAATTGTTCCAGAAGTGACAGCATCAATATCGATATCATTGAGTTGTACATTTTGTACAGCCATGACTTTACCAATATTTTTCTTTGTAGAATTATACATGAAAATAATTGGGTGAAGACTAAAGTATCCATTATAAGCAGCTTCGCGATACCTATTAACAATATCATTATATTCTTTAGGAGCTAGCTTTGAAAGTTTTTCTAATGCGCCTTTACCAATCTCAGTTGGGCGAGTAAGTTTTAATTCGTCTTTATATTGTTTAGCTAATGCTACAATATCTTGTGTTACACTACTAATATTAACAGTACCACCAAGCTTAAATCCATACGCATATCCACTTGAATGGCGTTCAACTGATTTAATTTCGTATTGGTTTGATCCTATAATAAGGTCAACACCAGCTGATGAACCACCACCTAGATGCGCATCATCGATAATAAAATACATAAGTACTTCGCCTGGACCCACACCCTTTAGAGGATACTTATGAAGAGATGCAAGAGCTCGAGCATTTTCAGATTTAAGTATGTCAACAACGGCATTGAATTTATTAGGATCAAATCCACGAATTGTTTTATTTAAATCGAAGTTAGGAAAAAAGTATGTCTTAAAAAGATATTGTATTTCTTTTTTATAATTAAGAGATTCGAAATCTTTTGCTTGTAAATTGAATGAAGTTACTTTCGTAGCGCGTTTAATAAAATTAGCATCGAACGTTTCTACATTCTCGTCCAATGAAATTTTCGACACAACGTCATCTAACTTTTCGTCGACAACGAAGCGGTTAAAAGTTTTCATAGAAATCCCCATCTAATAAAAAAGACATTTTATATATTTATAAGCTTATTATTTTGAAGACGAAGTTATGTTTCCTTTTTCGTCAACGTGAATGATACCAACTTCGTCTAAAAATTCGATCATACCTTCTGCGCCTTCTCTTAATCCAATTTTATATGATGTATAAGCTGAACCAATGACACAGAAAAAGAGTATGCTTAAAAACGAATGGATATCCATATTGATCTCTCCAAATTATTACAATTGTATTAACTATTTATAGTTTTTCATTTGATGGCGATATTCTCTACGTAGCCACCATTTGTACTTATTGAAATACTGAGAGAGATTGTAATCAGGCATTTTGCCTTCAATAGATTCGATTTCTTGTTTATGCTCATACCACTTTTCAGTTACCCATAATCTAAATTTCATATAATCACCAATATTTTTCTACAAGTTCACTTTCTAATTCGTATGCTTCAATTTCCCACGGATTTTCATGATAATTAGCCGAGCAATCTATATCTATTTCATTAAACACATATTGCTTAGCATGTACCAATTCATGAGCTAGAGTGAGTGCCATATTATCTAGATCTGTTTTTTCTAATTCAATCTTTATATTATAGCGATCGACATGTTCACAAAATCCAGCGGCATCGAGTTTTTCTTTGATATGAACAAAAATATTGACACCATACTTTGGCTCGTCAATAATGAGATCATTGAGTACATCGCATGCAAACTTTTCTAATCTGTCGATCTCAACTATTTCGTTACAAAAAAATAAGCCAATCATGTCATATCCTTTTTCATAGAGATATTATACACCATTGGCTTATGATTGTAAACAGTTTTTTTAAATAAGTGCGCTATCTACTACTTCGCATACCTCAGGAAAATGAGCCTGTAAAACATTCCAACATTTATCAGCAACGAGCATATGTTCTTTTTGAGTACCATTACCTCTACGTAGTTCACAATAATGAATCCAAGAACGTAAAGTGCCTGCCATATACAAAGTAGTAATGGTATTACCTTCTGGTAAAACTGATCGAGCTTGTTCTTTTGCTAGACCGTTTGTCAAAGCCCATTCGTATACTTCTTTACTCTTATTGATAACTTCACGTTGTTTCATATTCCATTGTTCAATAAGGCTATCATACTTATTATAATCCGAGCCTTCTCCACCCTTACCATAATCATCATCCATAATCGATATAGAGTTCTGGCGATTTTTATTATCCTGCAATCTAGCTTCTCGGTTTACAAAGTTTTCTGATACTGCATATCGCTGAGAGAATTCTTGAAAACTAAAACTACGATGTCGTAAGATTTGACGAGAGATATCACGTGTTGTTTTGATTTCCATAGTCACTGATACCATTTCAAATGGTGACCAATGGTTTTCTCTAATTAAGTATTTAATTAATTTCTGAGCAGTTTCAGTATTATTCTGATTTGCTGGATTACTTACTCGTGCTGCATACGCAATAAGCTCATTTGCTGTATTACAACCAGTATATGCACTAGGCTTTGTAATACCAACTAAGTTCACTTCACTTGACATTATATTCTCCTATACTTTAAAATCTGAAAAAAGATCTTTGGAATCACGGGTTCCAAAAGAATTAATTGGTTTATCTGGTATTGCCATATCATCGATAATACCATCTTGTGCTGATTGTTCTACATCATATAATTTCATTCGAGCTCTATCTACTCCAATCACAAACTTTCTAAATTTAGTTGGATCATTATATCGATTCTTTAATTGCTTCACTAATATTTGATCTAGATCTTGTAATTCTTCAGTGCTGATCAAAGCAAACATTAAGTCAGCAGTTGCTGGTAGACCAAAAGATTCTGAAGTATCTTCGAGTCCAACATCAGAATTAGAATAACCAGAACGAGTTGTTTGTGTTGCAGACATAATAGGTACA